TAACCGATGGACTAACCGATGGACTAACCGATGGACTAACCGATGGACTAACCGATGGACTAACCGATGGACTAACTGACGGGCTAACCGACGGACTAACCGACGGATTTACAGGTGGACTAACAGAATTATTACAACCCATTAAGCCAGTAGTATTTACCGAAATAGCCGTTTGAGCCTCTGTTGTTGTGTCTCCTGTATAAACATAATGATTACCTGATCCATCTGTAACTTCTACATTATTATCATTCTTAACCGTTGTCCAAGTAGTGCTATTATCCGAACATTTCCGTAATTTAAAGTACGTAGTTCTAACAATATAAGGTACTAATGTTGCTTGTATTTTGCAGGTCTTATTGCCCTTATCACGAATATAAAGTATTCCATTCTTGTCATTTGGATAATTTCCTATCATATTATAAGAATCTACCCATATTAAACCATCACTACTATATTGTAACTTACCAGTAGTATTTAATTCTCTGGTGGCTACAAATGCTATTTTTGCCGTCAAATCAGAATTAGTAGATAACTTAATATCAACTATTTCAATCGAACAGTCTTTGTTCTTGCCACATTCTATACAATCATCTTCTTGCTCGTCTAAGCAATCACTTACCGTAATCAAGTCACTCTTAACGGTCTTATCTCCACATGGAAATTCAACCCTAAAAGTTTGATTTTTCTCCAAGGGATTTATAAGAATTATTCTAAAAATACCACTAATAACTTGACTTGTAATATTGTAGGGAGTAGCAGTTACTACTGTGCCATCTGGCATATTAATAATCCCCGTTATAGCCAAATCCCCGTGACATGCTTTTAAGTCTATTTGAGGTGTTTCACAGCCTTCACAACAGTCTTCATATTGCCAAACATTAGACATAGCAGAAACGTATCCACGTAATATTACGCCCATATCATCTCCAATAAGTACCCCCGTTGAACAGGGGTCTCCATTCCGAATATCTGAACAGCCGTCCGTATTTGTACTATTTAATGTTCCCATCTCCTCTATTCCTCTAATATTATACTGATATATAAAAATTATTATTCCCTTTAATTGAGACTAATAACCGTTAAAATTCTGTTTCCTAATGTCATCGTTCCTGCGTCTATATTCCACCTCACATCTATGACTTTTCCTGCTAAAATAGTAGAAATTGCTTGTAACGATACTTGTCCACTACTCAAAATATTGCTTCTTGTTGAATTTGCTACTAAAATACCATCTTGATAGATACTGAATGAAGCCATGGCAATTGGTGCGGTAGTCGTTTTAGTAGTATTGGACCCTGCTGGATAAATATTACCGTTTAATGTTGAGGTCGGTGAGCCAAAACCAGATATTGCTCCAAGATTTGTACTAACATCACCTGTAATAGTCGAATTGGCAGTATTACTTAAAGCTCCATTACTGGTAAATATGATTAAAGATTGCAGTACCCCATAATCTACATAATTACTCGTTGATGGATTTGGTAGTGAGGCAATAGTATTATTCATGCTAATTGCTCCAGAACCTGAAAAAAGCCTACCCACAAAAGAACTTCCTGCACCCACTGAAACCGCTCCAGTATGAGAATATAACATTCCTTGAATTGTTGTAGTTGCTCCTAAACCTACTGCTCCCTCGGCAATCCAAAATACATTATTAGCTTTTGCTCCATTTGTTAAAACAACATTAACGCCAGCACCTGTATTTAATGCCCCTGAACCTTTAATAATAAAAAGTGCATTTGGGTCTCCACTACCATCTAATGTTAATGTGCCTGCAATACTAATTGCTCCTGCAATATTATAAACACCTGGTGTCAATACTTCACCATTTCCAAAAACTAAGGGGTGTGTTGTGTTGGTTGTTGGAATGCTATTCAATTGACTATAAACAGATTCAAGATCCGTTACTCCTTTGGCTGTACTAAATCCAGAAGTAGTCTCCTTGCCAGAAGTACTACGATATTGCGCATTAAATAAGACAAGATACGTTCCTGCATTTGGGGATAAAGTCATGCCTGAAATTAAGACATCAGTCGTAGATGAAGTACTTGTATCTGCTGTTGTATCAACTGAATTTTGACCTTGTCCATTTACTGATTTTTTCATCTCAATTCTCAAACTCGTATTTATTCCCATTTTAATAAATTTTTACTAACGTATAGATAATTCTTATAATGAAGTATTTAAAGTAAAAAGTATTCTAATTCCCCCAAATTCGGGGGAATTAGAATAACTTAAATTACGCCAACCAATACACTTTTACTTCGTGTCCAGTAGCAGGAGTTACAACAATTGCCGCATTGCCTAATTTGTTATTATCTTCCTCAACACCAGCACTAAACACTTCTTGTTTAGCTAAAATTGTATCGACAAATCCACCAGTAAGGCTTACATCAGCATATTGAATACCAGCCCCATTAAGCCCTGCATTTAGAATTGTAAAAGAGATAACATTTGCAGGAATTGTTGCAGGTTTATCACTTGTTGCAAGAACAGTATTTAATGTAGGGTTCAAAATTGGTGTAGTCTCACTGCAATTACTTAGCGTTCCCGTAGGTACAGTAGGCAATAAAACATCAGCACTATCATACCAAAGTACTCTTCCATCCACAAGTACAACTTTCTTGAAAGTACTTGTTCCATTTGTGATACACCGTGAATACGCAACTTCAAGGTCTCTCAATTGATTACTAATCGCCATTTTTATTTATTTATTTAAGTTAACTCCCCTCTAAATTCTATGCTCTCATCACGTTCTCCTAAACTCAATTGTTACAGTATTTCCTACCGCTCCACTTATTATAGCTTTATTAATAATCGCTTGACCAAAATCCATTGACTCTTGATTATTTGGAAAAACTTGAAACTCACCATTTCCATTTGTTACATCCGGCAACTTTATTGTAATTGGGCTATTTACCCCAATGGCAGGATCATAACTTACAATAATAGTATCCGCTGAAAATGGCGAATTATAAGTCCCATCCCCCAAGTTTTCTTGTAAATCTAATCCTTTCATATTTCCATTTGTTCCAGAACCATCAGGTGGTATGCAATCTTTATTACAACAAGTTGCCGTTACCGTATATGGAACATTATTTTTATAATAAATTGCTGTACTTCCAGACGCTGGTTTCCAAACAAAAGAACTGTATATTATGCCTTCTATCGTCTCTATATCATACGTCATCACACCATCAGTTTTAGGAATTGTTGCCAGGACTTTATTGATTCCTGCAACATCACTTACTGGTAGATTAATCTGATAATCAACGAATTGACTACCATATTTTATGCGAACTTTATTTATTCTCCCTCTCATTGCCTTCTCTCTCTTAATCAATAATTGGCTCTAAACTGTATGCCACATATTTTTTTAACTTATAAAATCCTTCAAATTTTATTTTCCAATTACCATTTATAGCTACACAAGTAATTACTGGAATAGGGTTGGGTTGTGGTAATAGTAAATCATTTGCTTCGTCATACTCATAAATAAAGATGACTGTACCATCTGCTACTGGTGTCAGACGGTCTGCCTTATATGCTGTTCCTGATAAAGTCTTTAAGCATGATTCCATGCTCGTAATTTCAACTATATCCAAAATTGGCTGAATTGGACAAGGATCTGGTGGCACACATTCACCATTTATCTCTAAACCAATATGGTCACTATTAGCATCAACACATCTATATTGCCCTTTCTCTAAGGTTTCAATTACCTTATTTCCATTACAATCTGTGTAATTTACCGTTCCGCAAACCGTAGAAATTGTCCCTTTACAGTCAATTGGAGGTAATATACATCCTGTTGATTGAGTTGCTGTTATTAGATTATTATAACCAACTGGGTCAGTATCTGAGGTAATTGTAACTCCCGTTGATACATAGTATTTATTGGGATCTCCTGCTAAAATAAACCGCTGCCATTTTCCCGTTGGAATAATTGTAGTATAAACTGTCTCTCCTTTATCACACGATAATAATTCATAATAAGTAGTTGCAACTGGTGGACTTACTGGATTTACTGGACCAACAGGACTTACTGGTGCTATACAATCACCAAAAGCAATATAATTACCATCAACATTTGGAGTATTGCTATTACATTGGGTAATCATTTGTAAAACTCCAGCATCATCTGTAATGGTTACATAACTATATCCAGACTTATCCGTTGGTACAATCCCATTTGGGTCTATTACATTACATTCCTTTAATGTCCCTACTGAATGTACATGAGGCATCGCCCCTTTTGGCAATGTCATTACCTGTACAAATGGTTGACATCCATAATATTGTAATCCATCTACTATCTCTCCTTTTGCATAAACCCTTTCATTTTTATTTAAGTTAGAAAAAGGCTCACACGATTGTCCACCATCTTCTTGTAAACTTCTAAAAATATGATTTAGTAATGTAAATGTTGAATTTGGTGGACAAAGAATACTTGCGAATTTTCCTCCATAAACAGTACCATCATAGCCAGATTCCCCTGGAAAATATACTGGATTAGTAAACAAATCTTGTGACCATGTAGTATGGGAATTATTTCTATTACCATTGGTATTATAAGCATCTATCTCAGCATCAAATACAACCCAAAAAGGATTGTTATTCTTAACTTGAATTACGCCATTATCTCCTGCATTTATAACGAATGCTTTAAAATCTGTTTCATTTAAGAACCCTGTATCCGTAGTATCATTCTTGAATCTATATTCAATATTTGGTATACTATTCCAGTTACTAATACGTGAGTAATTCATAAAAAAGTCGAATAAATTAAATTTTTGCTGTTAAACAAAAATCGAACTATTCGACTTCATTTTTCCCAACAGCACATTCCAACATCACAACACAAAAATAAAACAATAATATCCGCTATTTTTAATTACTTTAACAGAGTGTAATTATTCTCAAATAATACTTAAAAATACAGGATTAAACCCTAATGGTAATTTGTAAATGCCTGAAAATAATACCTTCATTTCATTTCCTAAATTATCTAATAATGATACAGGAAATTGCCCTGTACCTATATGTACCTTCATATTTCCTTTATCAATTGATAATACTACTGGTTTATTATGAATCTTCTTAGGTGGTGGTATTGCTATTGTTTTTTCCTTAATTATTAATGTGTCTTCTTTTAAAATTTCCACAAAATCCTCTTCTAAATTTTCCATATCTCTAACACTTTTTGGGTTTAATACTTATTTTCATTTCCTTGCATTCCTTTAAACACAATGATATTTTGCACTTCCTATTCGCCTTCACTTCTACTATCTTAACTTCTTTGTCATTTTCAAGAATACTAATCTCTATATCTCTAAGCTCAAAATTGCCAAGTGATAATTCGTAATTTCCAATTTTTAGGGTTGTATCTCCTTCCAAAATATGCGTTTCTTCATTTTCTAAATTATATAGATAGGTAGATACGTCTAAAATATCGTTGTTATCAATTTTAATATTTACACTATCTCTACTACTACAAGCAACTAAGCAAGTAATATCGTTAATGTTCTCACCAACTTGTAATAGAAGTCCACTTGCCACACTACTATCACTCACAAATCCGCTTTCATTATAACCTCCTGCATAAAATACTTTCATAAATTCTTCTTGGTTAGGCTTCTTCATGTAAACCTCTTTGTGTTTCAATACCTCTAAAATAAAATCATGGCTTTCACTATCAAGTGATTGAGTGCTAAATTCCCAGTTATGCTGAATAATAACTGATTCACGTTCGTGGTTGCCATTATTTTTTGTACTTATCTTTTCCGTTATAGTACGTCCTGCTCTGGAAATAGATAAGGGTAATCTTAATTGACTCATTTGCCCAGACAATCCCCAGCCGAATAAATTTCTATCATCTCTAAATTGAACTAACGTATATTCATTTTCAATACCATCTTTCACGGTAAACGATTGACTAATTGCCAAAATTTCTTTTGTCTTACTGTCAATAATTCCTAACCAATAACACCCTAATTCATCAGGAAAACATACGTCCAACCAATACCATTGTGAGCAACAACAGGTAATTTGTTCACAACTTGATTTAATCCTTACCAATTCAAGTTTATTAGGGTTAAATCCTTCATAAGCCTTAATTGATTGACCGCATAAATCTTTACATAGCAATAACGTTATCTTATTCCCTTTACGCTTTACCCTAACTACCTCTGTTTGTTCTTCCAAATGTGTAATATAATCCTCAATAGAATCTGTTAATCCATAGTATTGCCAATAATTACTTCCGTCTATTTCCCACGCCAGAACCCTATTATTCAAACCTCCAGTAACGATAAAACTAAATTCTGAATACCGCTCACAGGGCATAAATGAAACTGAACCTGCTTTTTTTGAAAGGGATTTTTCGACACTATCAAAACAAACTCCCGTTTCTATGCCTGTTTTTCCTATCCACCATAGCTCAGTATTACTTGGGCAATACTTCTTATCCAAAATGTTTTTATCAATAATTGTTCTCCAATAATCTCCAACATTTGCAACCAAACTGCCTTCAATATCCTTTACATCACTAAAAAAATTTATAATCGGTTTCATCTGTCTTTAATTTACGATAGTATCCACGCATCAATAATTATTTTTCCACCTATGGCACTTGGTTTAAGTTCCACTTTTTTTGCAAGTGCTGTATAGTCTTTGCCACAATGCGAAAACATAATACACTTGTCAATTAAATTGTAATAAGTTGGGTCTTCATCTTGCTCAATACTGATAATTCTAAAACTAAAAGCGTTCTTACTATCCCCTTGAATAGTTTCACTTTCTTTAACATATCCTCCTATATCACAAGAATTTACATTATTTAAGGTGCTTACAAGCCCTTCATTTCCTTGATTTGCCGTTAAAGTGAGATTGCCTAAACCTGCCCAAAACTTTTGCCAATTCATTAAATTTCGCTTTGGACTAATCCGTAAATTATAAGCCGTCTCTGGTGAAATTATACCTGTAACCTCTGTAAAAAATTCATTTGTTTCTGCTTTATAGTCCTTTCCATTTGGCAATACGCTAATAATGAACAATCTATCATCTAATTCATTATCTTGCTGTTTTAAGGCATTAGGGTCTAATGATTGCCTTCTAAGTTTCTCAATCAAGTATCCACTTGCTATCAATTCACTTTGTAACGATAAGGTATTACTCTTACTAACCATATCGGTTTGATAGGTATGATTAGCGTTAAATTCGTCATTACCGTATACGGTATCACTTTGCCATTTTAAATATCCTACGATAATAGTTGAATACAAAAATTCTCCATTTATTTTTAATGTTCCTGTAACTTCTCCCAAATCAATTGGATTAATACAGCTTGCTAATTTTCCTCGTTGTTCTATTCTTAAACAATCATTGGTCAGTTCTGCACCAAGACAAAACATTTTATTAATATGGGTAAATAACCACTCAAAATCTGTATTAATCGGTCGGTCAATACCTCTTAACTGATAGCCATTTGTAATAAAATAATTCTTTCCACAAGTATCTAACCAATCGGAACATAATGGTACTGAAACGCCCATTTTTAACCGTAATTGCTCAAATAAATCACTTAAAAGTATGCCTTTATGCGTACTTGGTATTAATGTATTTGTGGTAGCATCTTCAATAGTTAGCGAAGCCCAGCTATACTTAAAAATCCACCCTTTAGCATTTGATACAGGTTTAACGTAAACATAAAACTTTGCTCCAGCGGGTATTTTACCGCTATAATTAATGGATATATTTAAAGTAAATCCTGCATTTGATGTTACTGTAGCTTGCAAAATGTCTTTTAAAATATTGCCACTACTGTCTTTTATCATCAACATTACCGAACAGCTACTTGTTGGGTTTGCTGTCCATAAAAATGAAATAAGCCCAGTAATTTTAGTATTAAAATCTTGCCCACTTGTATTTTCAAAAACTGCTGTCTCAACGGTTACATTAGTTATTGTGTTGGCTTTACCATTGGTAATTGTATTATCTACATACTTAAAAGGAATATAATGTTTATAACTTTTTAAGGTAGTATCGCCAGCCGATTGATAGGTAGCAATAGTATCATTCAAGGCGTGCGTACTCTTTCCAGATAAAAACTTGCCTGTTAATAAACAGTCCATTGTAGGTGCTATTGCATAAGTTGTATTTCGTCTTGATATAAATTTATCGTCGCTTGTACTTCTTACTGAAAACTTTACCTCACAACAATCTTCTTCATAACTTTCAATGTCTACGATACCTGTAAATACTAATTCACCGCACCACCTTAACTCATAAGGGATTTTTGCCAAATAGCCATTCAATGCAATCTCACTTTTGATAATACCAATAACTACTTCATCTCTGCTTGTCATAGTCGCTGAATGGTCTGAAAGGCTTGCCAAATAGCCCAATCCCATAAATCCAAAATAAGTACTACTCAACTCTTTAGATAATATCACGCCATCAAAACCAATCGGTTCTTCCATCTCTTGCCTACACAAATAATGTTGATACATAGTATTAGATTGTTACACGGTTTCCAATTTTTTCTAACGCATAATTCTTTGATCTACTTCTTATCGTAGTCCCTCTTTCATCGTGACTAATTTCAGTCTTAGGCATATTAGCAATTGATTTTTGCAAATTTATCACCTCACTTTTCAACTCTTTAAACCCTTTTTCAAAGGATGTATTATTCATCATATAACTAAAATGTTGTACACTTTCCGTTCTTCCAATAAACTTAGGTTGCAACGTTATAGTTTGGCTCTTCATACCTTCATACTCTGCCATTCTACGAACTATCTCATCACCACCTATATAGTTTAGCTTCTTATTCTGTTCTGCCGTTAAAATAGCTTCATCTGTATGTGCTTCAATGATATAACCACCAGTCTGTCCATCAGGTCGCTTACCAACTTCCACATCCGTTAATCGATTTGTTCCTTTCTTGTAAGGGTTGGGCGTTGAATTAATATCTGAGAGTGCATTTGCTAAATAAACTGCTGATAATGCTGTTAAAACACCTGCCGCAATTAAAGATATTCCAAGTGTTGGTATAGATAAAGCAGCGGCTGATGCCCAAATCTGTAAATCAGCAGTAATAATAGAAAAAATTATCGCTTGTTTTTGTTGCTTCCGTTGCAACTCAAATAAATCATGGTTTATTTTTTTCTGTGCATCTGCATAAGCCTTATCTGATGCTGTTTTTCCATTCGTATAATTATTATACAATCCTGCTAATTTTTCGGTTTTTTCCTTTTCAATCGCTACCGTATCAAGCCCTGCCTTCTTTAACCTTGCAATCTCATCATCATAAAACTTAGTCATTGCCTCTTTTTGAGTATTATAACTACTTAATGCCAATGATGATGCAAGATTATATTTTTCAGTCAATGCCTGTTTTTGGACATTCAATTGATTTATTTCAAATGTAGTTTGAGCTTGTATTATCCCTTCAATAATCCCAGCAACTGCCTGTGCAGTAGCAATTGCTTTTTGTGCATTTGCTTGCCCTCTTTCAATTTCTCCAGCCTTTAACTGTTTATCAATTTGGGAATACTGTTGTGAAAAGTTTGTTAAATTATCCAATACTGCTGTAAAATATGCTTGCGATTTTTCTATCTGTGCCTTTGAATACAACACTTCTTGTCTCTTATCTGATAAGTCGGTATATAGTCTTTTCTTTTCATCAACCGTTAAGGTCTCGTTCGCTAAAACTTGTGCTTCAACTTCCTCTGACGATTTTAAATAAGTATCATAAAAATCTGTGATTATTTTAGAAGTAGTCTGATAAGTTGTTTTTACTAAATTTATTGTAGCTAAAGCTAATTGCTTACGTATATCAATTATTGCCTTTGATAAAGTTTTTTCTCTTTGCAATTCATCAGCACTTAGTTTTATTCCAGTATCCCTTTTTGCCTTAATTGTTGCCAATTCTGCTTGTAATGACTTCGTTTGTTCTGCCAAACGTTCAACATTCAAAACATAATCACTCTTAGCTAACTGTCTATTTTTTGCGTTATTCTCTTTAATAATATAGTCGTTTTGCTTCCTCAATTCTGCTATATCCTCTTTATTATTTTTATCAGTTTCTTTCTTTTCCAAGGCATACATCTCCTTATTAATCCCTAATAATTTAAGTTTAAGTTCTATATACTCCTTGGTAAATGTCAATCCAAATACTTCAAATGTTAGCATTTCAGCAAGATATTGCTCTTTCTTCTGCTTCAAATAAGCTAAATAAGCTACTTTGTCCTCTTTTAATTTATCTAAATCAAAATCCTTTTGCTCTTTTCCTAATTTGTCATACAATGCTTTGGTATCCTTCCAATATTCGTCTTGATTTTTCTTTAACTGAATACCTGCCGCATTCTTTTTAGCCAATAATAATAAATCATTATCTGCTTTAAAATTAATCCCATAAATAGCATCTTTTGCCAATTGCGTTATCTCTGCTAATCTTTCCCCTTTTGCCTTTTCTTCAATTACCAATTTATTAAAAAATGCTTTTGTCATAGTCAGATCAAGGGTTCTTTGTGATTCAATTTTATCTACCTGCTCTTTATATTTAAGTTCTCTTATTGTTTCAGTATCAGTTAATATTTTCAAGGTGGTCTCTTTCTCTATCAAACCCCAATCAATCCGTTCTTTAACTGAATCTGCTTTAATTTGCGTAATCTTATCTTCTGCATTCTTTTTTATAACTGCTATTTCATTTCCTGCCAATACTTCCAATTCCGCAATCCGTTTTCCATTGGCTTTTTCCAATATAACTTGTTTATCATATCGTTCTTTCACTAATTTAATATCATAGTCAGTTTGGGCTTTAATTATTTCTATTTCTTTCGCTCCTGATTCTTCTAAGGCATCCAATGTACTCTTTTTCCCTACTAAGTCCCAGTCTATACGCTCTTGTACGCCCTTCTTTTTTGCTCCAGTTTTTGCAGTTTCTGCCTTTGTAACAGTAGCTACTTCGTCTTTGTAATAATCGGCATTCAATGCCTTTATACTTTCATTATACGTTCTTCTTGCTTCAACTGAACTAACCCCTGCCTTTATTTGCTTATTATAATTTGCTTCAATATCTGCCGTCTCTTTTTTATAATTTGCTGAATTTTGTTCTGATATATATTTTCTTGCCTGAAACCCTTCATTTACCGTTACGTTATACTTTGATAAAGTACTCCTTAGCGTTTCCAATGCTTCTACTTCCTTATTTGCCCCATTAGCAAATCCAAAACCACTTTGATTAGTACTTAAAAATGCTTTATTTTTTTCATCTTGAAATTTATTCAATGCTGAATTAATAGCATTTACATCAGTCAAATTAGGTAATTTAATCGTAGGGTTTATTTTTGTTAATTCTCTGCCAACATTCAATAACTCTTGATACGCCTTTACCTGATTATCAATATTAACCTTGTTGATTGCTTCCCCTGCTGATAACTTAATCTTTCTTTCCAGTTCTTTATTAACCATTGCTAATCTAACCGCCAATTCTGCACTTAAATCACCATCAAGTTTTAGGTTCTTCAAAAATCCAGGATAAACCTGTTCCATCTTAACTAATAAGCGATTTTGCTCGTCCTTATGACCATTTGCTAACTTATACTGAGTAACTAAATTACCCAAAGTCTCTTTTTGAACCACATATTTTTTAGTCTCTTCGTCTATTGCCCCCTTTAATTTATCTGATATTGCAGTAGATTCTTTTGATATGCTATTATAATATTCATAAGCGGCATAAGCTATACCCAAGACAATAGCAATTGCACCCATTGATATTTTTAATCCATTCGTTGCTATAATTGCCTCACTTTCTGCAACCGTCAAAACCTGCGTTGCTGTTGCTCCTCCTAATTGTACTTCTGCTAAAATTCCAGTCGTAGTAATCAATCTTGTTTGAGCAATAGATACCTCACTTGTTGCTACTGCTAATTCAGCATCAGCAATTGTTATCTCTGCAATAGTAGCTCCTAAATTTGCCTGTATTAGCAATAATCTATCCGTTGCTAAGGTCTCTCTATCAAGTGCTACCGTTAAATTATTGATGGCTATGGCATTATTATTTTGTGCAATCGTTAATACTGCTGATTGTAGTATTTCTGCCGAAGTTGCACCAGCTAATAATAATTTTGCCCTCAAATATAGTCCATCAACTAATATCATCGCCTCTTTACTTGCTCTTGCAATAGCTTCTAAGGCAATAGATGCCTTTGTTACTACTTGATAACCTATCCATGTACCTATCAAATCTTTCACAATCATTATTGATCGTGCAGTAGCTTGTTCAGTTCCAAATAAAGCAGTTGAAACATCAATTCCCCAAGCCAAAGCAGATTTAGCATTATTAGCAAAATAATTACCAATATTGCTAAAGGCAAAGAACATAGCATCGACCATATTACTCCATATGCCCCTTACGGTTTTAGCCGCAATATCCATTTGTCCTGCAAACAATCCCCCTGCACTTCCTGCCTCAATCAATGCCTTCCGCATTTGGTCAAAAGTAATTCCACCCTCTTTTTTTAACTTCTCAACCGCTTCTGTCGTAATTCCCATTGACTTAGCGAGCAAGCCCATTATTGGAATTTGTGCTTCGCTAAACTGCTTCCAGTCATTGCCTTGCACTTTCCTGGCGGCTGCTCCTTGGGTAAATACGTAAACTAATCGGTTCAAAATATCCACATTCCCACGTGCCACATTACCCAAGGCTTCATAATCTTTTACAACATCCTTAATATATGATTTACCCGTTTCTGCCTCTAACTGCTTATAGGCAAAAAGTAAATTAGTTACATTCTTAGTTGCTGATTCAAATTGTAGGGGAGTAGTTGATACAAGTTTTTTCAAATCTGCTTCAATCTTGCTTCCTGCTTGTATCCCCACAAGATTACCAAGTGTATTTTTAAACATCTCAACGGCACTTTGAGCCGTAAATATTTTTTCGATAAACCCGCCAATAGAAGATATTGCAAACGCTGCACCTAATAAAGAAGCTGTACTTCTCAATACATTATTAGTGTTTTGAGCCGTTACCCCTACCTTTTGAATACCATCACTTGTACTCGCTATTTGCGTATTAAGTCTACTTTGAGCCGATATTTGGGCATTTATCGTGCTATTGGTTTGTGCTGAATTTGCATTAACTGCCTGTGTTTGTTGGGTAATTAGTCTGTTAATTTCTTCTAATTGCCTAATTACTTCGGGCAATTGACTATTAGCCTCAAATGTAAACCGTATATTTTCCTGTCTTGCCACCCTCTCTTAGAATTTACTTTGTTTTACTATCCTCTTTCATTTTTTCTACTTGCTCTTTCTCAGCTTCAATCTTATTCATTGCTATTCGCTTGTATTGGTGGTATTCAAGCGTAGTCGCTCGTTCAATCCTATTCGGTTCAACATTGTTGAATGACGCAATAACATCTCGCTCGTCCCATCGGCTATTTTCTCGCTCAAATCCCCTACTAAGTTCATTCTTGCCAGCATCAATTTTTCTAATTCCTCTGCCTCCTTTGGTAGATTCATTAGTGTAGCACTCAGGGAATCGTAAGCCGAGGACTTTGGTAAACCTAACATGGATAAAAAAGGACTTTGCAAAAAAAAAGACTCAACCTTATCGTAATTATCAAACCAAACTTTAATTTTATCTAAATTCTGCATTCGGTTATATGTATAAGGACTTTCATCTTTCTCAACGTATAAGCAACTCATAACATCCATCGTTTTGTCAATTGGCGAACCAAATGCCAGGGAACTTTGAATTAAGTTCAACATATTATGTGCTTCTTGTGAAGCCTCCCTAAAGTCCCTTTCGTCAAAACTATTCAGTCTGGTAATATCTAAGGCTTTCTTTGCCCTATTCAACCTTTCATTAAGCAACTCTCTATTTATTCCAATCTCGGAGTGTTGAAACTCAAACTCTCTCGCTTGGTCAAATCTGGTATAATAAATATCCTGTCCCATATTTGCAAATCTATGGTATTGGTGTCTAATCCCATCTTTACCGACAAAGTCAAGTACAGGAACAGCCTCAATCTCTCCACGTTCCAACGCTCGCAAGAAGTCAGGGTGCATAATTACGGTATCTATTTTAGCTTCCGTAATCAATTCCTTCTGCTCTCTTTTTTCAAGAAAGGCAATAATCTTTTTTAATAATTTTATCATAATTCCCCTTCGCAATTTTACCTCACACCAATAATTACACTAATATTTTTACGCTAAATACTACCTTTCGCCACCTCTTGTATTCGCACCAATTTTTAAGGCAAATTCAAACTGTTAATAGTCAAAAGTAATAGACTTTACCCTCTTTTTTTTATTTTCAAACATAGTAATGTTACGAGCATTTTTTCTATCTTCTTCTTCTAATTCAGCTAAAGCAAAAACAAAATATTTTTGACACTCCAAGCTATGGGTTGTAGCAAATAATTGAACATTATGTTCTTTGCAAAGCATAATCACGGTCTTCCAAAATTCTTTTAATCTTGAAAAATGAAGCCACGTTACAATCTCCTCAATCATTAGACGATTGCCTTCTGCCAATTCAATAGCTATCCTAATATCAGAACAATGACTTTGTACTGGTAGAATACTGTGTCCACCCAAAGAAAGTCACTCCAAAACAGTAGTTTTTCCTATCCCATTATCCCCAATCAATAAATTGTACTGCCCTATATTTTCTATCTCAAAAGTGTCAAATTTTTTGAAATTCTCTATTTTTAAACTTGATAAATGATTTTTATTCATGACTATCGTCTATTTTTGTTAAATATGATTTACCATCAACGAATATTCAACACAATTTATTTTGTTCAATCACACCACAAGGGTTAATACATCGACCACTAAATGAAACACCTGTAATCTTATATTCAATGGCATAAGCCGTAAATTGGTAAGGCTTTTTATCATCTTTATTTTTATCGCTTATTTTCCAATACTTATCGTATACATCATTACTACTTCTTGTTATCCGCTCTAAATGAACATCTTGAAAATTTGTTAAAGCCCGTATAGCATTATTAATAAGCTCAATATCATTCGATGATACCACAAATACATATTTATAATCGGCACTTTGTCCCCTTAAAATTTTATTATTAGTATCAAATTCAATATCCCCAATCATGTGAAATGATTGAAAATCCCAGCTAGTTTCCCAAACAAAAGGCGTATACTCACCTTCATTATTATAGGTTCTCAATCGCTCTTTACCAGTCATAAGCTCTGAATAAACATCAGTTTCACCTATCAATCTGATTCGATAATCAGGCGGTAAAGCCTTTAATATCTTTTTGTTAATCTCCTCAATTGTTATCACCCTCACGTTTATTTATCACCCTCACAACTTAAATTTATTGTCTATTTTAACCATAAATGAATCAATAGCATAATCTATCTCTCCATAATTTGGCACAAACGCATCGCCAAACAAGGCTTCATTTTTCCCTGCAATAGCTGCCTGTTCATTACTTGAAAATCCGCTAATAACCTTATCTTTCGAAACTTCCATTATCCCAAAATCGTGTATCATTGTTCCCATGTAATTTAAATCTACTCTACTCACTTGTAATCCATGCGACTGCCGTTCCTCTCCATATTTTTTTGAATAACGCCCTAATTTTTTACGGCTTCTTGTCACCATTAATGCCCCTGCCGTATTTATGCCGTCAGCAATTCTCATTTTAATTTGCATGATCGTTATCTTTGACACACTTTCAAGAATTGGCGTTACATCCTCTTTTAGAATATTGGCAACATTCAAAAGACTTTTACTATTTTCAACCGTTACCTTTATCATACTAAACTGCTATCTATCATTGCACCAGTTTCGTTCGGGTCACAGACAAAACAAATCGAATTTTCCCACAACTGTTTAAGCGACTTTACAGTACTATTTAATGTCATGTTAAACATTTTTTCAGTAGCTGGTATCATAATCTCACGTAGCTTATATATGTCAAGGTTATCTACCTGCCAATTTCTGCGATCTGTCACTAAACCCTGCTTCATGTACTGCAACGCTTCGGCATATTTATAAGCCTCGGCAAACTGGTCTTTGAACCTACAAATCAAATTATCAATATCACATTTAACTTTTGCCTTTATGCAAACACCTGTATATTGCGGTATAATCAATCTTTCACTTGCTGTAATTTCGTGACAAACATTATAAACTGCTTTGGTAAATTCATTAATCATTCCATCACAACTACAATTTAATGGACTAAAATATTGACCACAATGCAATTCTTTTAAGGTTACATTGTCTTGTCTAATTCCTACAAATATCAATTCACCTTGTAATGTTACCAAATAGGTCTTATCCACTGCAATCTCATTAAAGCCTATTTTTAAAGAGATAGTACTACTATGTACTTGTTCTCCTGTATACAAATCAAATATACCAAGTGTAGTATCAGCATTTACAGCACTATTGACATAGATGCTTTCAATTTCAATGCTAACATCTTTGTTATACGGAACTTCGATTTGCATTCCGATCCAACGAATTTGTGGCGGTATGATAACTTCTTTTTGCCACCTACGCCTTGTTTGAGGATTGTCGGTATCCAACAAAATAGTTTGAACCGTTTTATATTTATTGATTGATGCAATCAATGACATTCTAAAAAATTGATAAGCCTCAACCTTTACCGATTCTTCAAAATCAGTAAAGTCTGGATAGGTATATTGGTCGTAAATATTCGCTACGTACACCTCTCGAATACCAGGCACACCATCAACATATTGGCAAACGGATTGTTTATCGCAACCACGAAAACCAACCAAAGCCGTCAAACACTCATGCTTACGGCACTTATCTAATATCTCCCTCACGTTTTCCCCTTCCTATTAAACTACACTAAACCTAAATCCATTTACTCAACGGACAATTACAGCCATCTCCAAAACACAACCGTTTTGCCGATAGAACACAGCCACAACCACCTTGCTTAGGATCACAATAATCAACCCCTAAAAATGAATTTTTAACACTACAATTATCACAGACAAACTTCCTTTTATCCGCAATTTCCTTGATTTCCTTTGGCAAAAATCCTAAAAAGTCTTTAGCTAAATTCCAGTAGCCAGTGACAATATCACTAATTGATAACTTCATGATTTATAATAAATATCCATTGTAGTTGAATCTGCAAACTTAATTCTGTTTTCCCCTATCAAAATGTCATGACCACTATCGTCTAAGCTATAAACAGGGCAACTACCAAAAACAGGAAATCTATCAATAGAACTAACAGGAACAATTCCTATTTCAGTCTGCAAATTATCGCCCTGTTTCAAATCTTGAACTTTACAATAATCTCCATTCGACCTCCTAACAAGATGATTGCCTGTTACTTGAATCATTTCATTTTTAATTGTAATACTATAAAAATGGTCAGATTCAGACACTATAACATCTTCATAATATTCAATTGGTAATCCATTTTTAGATCCCTTTAATCTTACTGTTGTTCCTTCTATGAAACATGTTTTGCACGTTTTGCACATAATATTTTTTAAGTTTACACCATTATTTCTAATTTTAAACTATGGCTTGACAAGCCTGCATAGCATCAACAATAATTTGATTAGCAGTTCCAAGCGGATACGTAACCCCACAAACTACCATATCTTCCAACGTATAATTTTTGGGTGGAATTGTAACACAACGGACCCAAACACCATTGTCCAAAAACGAAACTTTACAAGTTCCACCAGACTGCGAGATTCTTACTTTATTGTCCACTAAATCTTCTGTAACGTCAAAAACGCCAACGTTATAACTATTTAGCCAATCTTTAAAATCAATATGGTTTACAACTTTTAACGGAATAATTTCTTCCTTTGCATTCCCATTTAAACAATCAATCAAAATCTTGGTAATTTTCGGTCTTATTCTCATATTAATTAATTCTATTTCAGTTTCACAAATAATTTCATCGCACAATTCAATTTCCGTAACACATTCAAATACTGGTATATCTATTTCAGTAACACAATCAATTAGTACTGGTAAACACGGTTCATTAATCGTAAATAGTTCTAAATCATCGCATTTACTTACAGCAAACTTTAACGTACTCGTTTTTTTACATTCAAACTCTAAGCATATAGCCTTATTCGTTATTCCATCAAACACTCTCACATTATATTCAGCCGTCCCAAAAGTGTTTAAAAACTTGTTTGGAATATCAATTTTAAGGTATCCATCACTGTCAGATTTTCGGTAAATTTCCTTACTAACTTTGTCAAAATATCTGTAAAGAACAACGTTGAAGCCTTTATCAGGTATACCAATGTACAGCATAATAACACTTGTACATTTACCAATCCTATCACAAATCTTAATGTAATCGTAGGTGCATCCGCAATTAACACAATCAATCATATTTTTATGTTCTTGTTCAAAATAACCTCTCTCTCAAATTTATGAAACCCGTAACGCCTTGCGTCAGATGCATGACCATAATCTTTTTTATTCATATCTGACTTATCTAATCCCCCCGTAGCATCCGTCTTACAACGTCCGTAGTCATCAATCAATATTTTACACTTCACAGGGTCGCAAATATAATTTTCCCCGTAATAATCAAGTACCGTATTGAAACATTGACGGCTAACAATATGCCCTAAATTTCGTGTAGGAATATCAAATAATAAGTGAGCCTGAAACCCATGAATCTGCCAAACGAACTCCGTTATTTTTTGCTGAATAATAGTAAACAATGTCTCAGAATATGCAGTATTATTATTACCCGAACTATCCCCCGTAATATAAATCACATGATTGGCGTAATGTGTAGCGATGTACTCACAGCAATTAGTCAAATCCTCGTGCAATACCTCAATATCCATTACGCCACCCCTGTCTTTATTCGGAAATATATCAAAATATTTAGCCTCCTGATAATCGTAATGTTGGCTAATAACAACCGTACTTTTTGCATTAAAGTCAAAGGCTAAATGTAATTTTTCAAATTCTGGATTGTAAGCTGCTTGCTTAGAATTAATATGAGACTTGTACATTTTAAAGAACAAATCCCCCTCCAACGCCACAAACTCCGCTCCAATTTCTCTATTAAATCTTGCTTCTTGCCCTATATATTCCCCTCGCATTGCTTCAATTTCCGATTTGCTAATAATCGGATTGCTCCAACTTGGAAATTGAAACGCCTTATAATCAATAAACTTATCATCTGCTCCACGCTCAAATAAGGTATAAAAAAAGTGGTCACGGCTACTTGGTGAAGACATTAAATACGCATCTCCTTTATAATCTATCAGCGTAGGACGTATTGCAAGTGTCCAACATTCTTCTAAATTATCCGTCATACTCGCCTCATCAATGATTACCCTTCTATATTTTCTCGATCTACCTGCTTTAGGGTCTTCCATCGACCAAAATTCAACCCAAGTGCCAGTTTTTAATTGACAAGCCCTTGTACTTTCATTCTTTTTGACGATAATTGGCTCAAAGGTTTTTTTGAAGTCCCTCCAAACCTGTTCTTGTAGCTTATACGTAGGAGTAAAATACCCGATTGGTAAACCTTCCTCCATAATTTCCGCAATCAGATATTCTACTAATGTAGTTTTACCCCACCTGCGACCACAAGCCAAAATGTTAAATCGTTTTCGGTTATCAATTACTCTGTATTGTGCTTTATGCGGTTCTTTGACCACAAGCCTAATCTCCCCCTCCGTATTCATAATCTCACTCGCTATTATCCACCTCTCTGTTAGTCTTATCGAATACTACCCTAATTCTGTTCTTGCTCTCAATATTCGTCTCAATCTTATCCGTCAAACCTAAGTCTCTACTGATAATTGTAGCGTTCAAAAGTCCAGCCGCTGCATTCACAAACTTATGTTCTTCAATTGTTTCCATCACGTGCGTAATGACTAAAGAAAAATCACGAGACAAATCGTCTGTTTTGCCTTCTAATGATTGTTTAAATTGAGCGAAATATTGACTATTTACGCCCAAAAAGATACATAAACCTCTGATTGTAAACGCCTTAACCTTGAATCGTTTTACCTCAATTGCATCTTTACCAACATAATCAACTTCAAACAGGGGATTTTCAACACAAGATTCAAAATACTTATAAGATTCACATAATAATAGAGAACTATCTGTAAATATTCTATCACGTCCGTGAACGCTCCTATTCTCCCAAAATCTATTACCTATCTCAAAACTCATTATATCGCCCTCCCCGTTCTTTATTTCTATTCAAAATTAAAGTAAGAATTTATTTTATCTTGATTTATTACGTCAGAGTGTAATTAATAGGATTTACTTTAAAAATAAATGAATTATTTTCAATCTTTTTGTTGTGTATATTTGCACAACTAAATAATTATAACTACCTTTGATAAGAAGTTAAACAATCA